TAACCCATTAGCTTGGGCAGCAAAAGCACGACCTGCAGAAGCAGAAGCTTGTCCTAGACGGGTCTGAGCTCGCCCAACTTGCCCCGTGCTTTGTGCAACCTTTTTTGCACCTTTTTCGGTAAATTGGGTTTCAATAATATTTTTAATTCTTTGACCAGCCACTTATCGTCCTCGTGCCGCTTTTGCTAGCGAATCTCTTTCTTTTTGCTTTTGAGCGTAATACTTACCAAGTTCACTCTCTCCTACTTGAAATAAATCAAACACAAGTCTACGGTCTATAATCTCATAAATATTCATTATAGCTTCTAAACCTGCGTAGTCTTTACCTAACCAAGTTCCACTATTTCCCTCCCACTTATCAGGAAGAATGTTTAATAGCATAAGAGCTTGTTGAACTTCAGGTGCGAAAACAGAAGGATCTTTAGGAATATCGTTTTCATTAATTTCCCAACCCATCTGCTCACACATATCAATGTACTGATCTTGACTCATACCTCCACCAAAAAAACTATTGCGAAGGTAGTCTATTAGTTTTTTGAGTTGTCCTCGGCTTTTTTCTTAGAGAATTGCTCAAAGTCATTCATACAGTCGGTAACAAATTGATCAAAAATAGTTGAATTTTTTAGTAGCTCAATTGCATCTTCACTACTATATTCGATTTCTTCGTTAGCGTCCATTGCAGAAATGTCAACAGGTAAAAGAACCGGAAGATGTTTAGCTTTAAGACCTTTCCATCCTGCAATAGCTTTTTCACTATAGCCTTCAAGAAAACGCTCGTTATCAACTTCTTCTTCTCGTTGACGAGTACGTTTATTAAATTTAAAGGTAAGAGCTTGACTACGAACTTTCATTAGATCTTCGCGTGATAAAAAGCGAAGATTTACTTCAAACCCGTCAATGTCTGGAAATTCTACCCAAGCTGTTGTCTCTTTGGCAATTAGTTTTGAAATTTTACTCATGTTTTCCCCTCTAGGATAAACGAATGCCCACTACGGATCTGCTTCTCTAAGGTGAGGGGGGACCTTGAATCGCAAGTAGTGGGCATTCTTCTGGTTAAAAAGTTAATGTTCCCCCTCAGAAACATTAGTTACTAAGCTTTCTTAGCAAAGATAGTTACTTCTCCACCATCACCTTTATTGGCGGTGGTTTCTTGAGCAACGAAGTTAACAGTCATAGAAATCACATCTTCAGTAGCGATAGATGGGAATTCAAATTGAACTGCGTCAAGTTGGAAAGCAACATAAGGAGCAGTAGCTCCTCCGACAATCAAATTAGCGTTTGATGTCTGAGCAGAAGAAGTACGTGAATCTTCTGAAATGTTACGTAAGAACCCAGCTGATTCAAGGTCTCCGCTACGGAGATACATAGTAGCTGAACCTGTGACTGCGCGAGTTCCTGTAAACTGACCAATCGGCTCGTTTAGAGCTGAAAGTTCTTCAGGTGTCAAGTAAGTAATGTTGTTATTGTAATCAAATGATAGCGATGTAACTGGGAAGGTAAACTTCTCATCTGACGCAGTAGCAGTTGCTTTATGATGGAACTCAATAGCACTCAAACGATTCTTGATGAATGAATTAGTTCCGATAGCTCCTGCAACGTTCATTTGTCCAAATGGATGGTAGGATGCTTCAGCTACAGCAGTATGGTCAAGTGTATGAACATTTGAGTTGGCTGTGACACTTGAGCCATCATTTTTAATCCCACCAAACACTGAAACAGCATTATTGCGAACTGTTCCAGTAAGTTCTTTCATAGTAGTACCAAAGCCTGTCCATGTTGTCGTAGCGATTTCTTCGATACCAGCATCAACAGTTGCACCATTAACAGTAGCATTAGATACCTGATAAATAACGTTATCAAGTTTAAAATACATATGGTTTTCAGTAGCAGTTGAGAAGTTAGAGGTTGACGCGTGTGAACCTGTACCAGCTGAAGTAGTTTTAGTCTGTAGCTTTCCGCCGGTTTCCCAAACAGAATTTTCTTCAGTTCCGTCAGCTACTTTAGTGCTTGAAACTAGTGATTGCCACATAAACCAATCAGCAACAGGTTTTACGTTACCTGTGGCGTTAGTAAGGGCTGTAGTTGTATTACCAGCTGCTCCTGTGTTTACGTCAGTAGGACGTAAATAGACTTGGAAGTTCCAGTCTACAGGGTTAATAGCTGTATTAAATCTTTGTTGCGAACGATCAGGACTAGTTCCTGATTCCAGTGAAGTAATATCCTGAGTCGCAGATGATGAAGTTACCGCGAATCCAGCGAGAACTTCAAGTTTCCATGTGTTAGTTGGAGTCATTGAAGTGACTGCAGCACCGTTAATCAAGTCAACGGTTGACAAAAACACCTCGGAGTTTCTCTGTAGGTTTAGAGATGCCATCTTATTTTCTCCTTATTAATTTTCTAGTCTATAGACTACGGTTAATTCTACCTCGGCTATTCCGTAAGGAGCAGCTAATCCTTCATCTGTCGAAATACTATCTATAGTTATATCTAATATTCCTTTATCAGGATTATCGCCTAACGAGTAGATAACATGTTCTATATCTTGTATCATGTCATCTGCAAGGCTCTGAGAATTATCTTCTCCATATACGTATGCTCTTATAGTAACGTCTAATGTTGCTACCGTCAAACTTAAAGAATTAAAGTTTCTATTTTCGGTTCCAGCAGATAAGTAAAGTGCTGGAAAGTCATTTACCTCATCTAAAAATTTTAACTTGCGATAAACATTATCAAATAAATTATTATTATACGTATAAGCATTGTTATAGGTAGACGTACTACCATTAATATTCTTTAAGTTAGTAACTAAAAAATCTACTATATTTCCTCGCCTGGATGACATTAGTTACCTCTCAAAATATTGAATCTTTGTTTAAATAAGGCCTGTACTACCTCGCGAGTAGCAACTTCCACCTGCCTACCAGGATTATATCCGTAACTCTCAAGTGAAGTATATATCGGATTTAAAAAATATGTAATAATACTTTTTCTATAATTTGGAATTGCTCTTACCGTTGAAGCAAAACGACCAGATCTATACTTTAGATCAGGAGGGTTAGGAATACCTGCACGCTCCATTGTACGAGCCAGACGTTCTTGAATCATCTTAGATAGTTGTACTTCAGATATATATCTTTGTTGGGTATTTTTTTGCCTTTTCTTCGGTGAACGAAGTAACACTCCTGACGCAACCCTAAGTGATCCGCTCAAATACTCTAAGGCTGTAGTAAATCCTGCCTCCTTAAGATGTTTTCTCATAGCACTAAGTGTTTCAGGGTCAATTCCTGCTATTGTTACTGCAAGAGCTTCCACAAATTTTTGACCTATAACTCCCTCATTAAATTCTCGTGTTATACCTTTGCTCATGTCGTTTAATGCAGTTGCAACAGTAGACTGAGAAAAGGAAAATTGTAAAAAATAAGCACCATTTTTGCCAGGTTTTAGTTTAAAGCTTCCTCCCTTTCCTCTACTTCCTCTACCTCCAAGAGCATATTTTTTCATATCTGCATAGGTGAATTGAATTGATCTTACGATTGTTCTATTACCAATTGTAATGGGAATTATAATATCGCTTGCTTTACTAGTTAAAGAAGCCTTATAAGCTTGTGCTGATGGATCGTTTAATTCAAGAGCCTTTACAATGTCAGCTTGATTTGCTCCTTTTTTGTAGGCGCTATCCAAGGCTCTATAGAATGGACTTACATCTATTTCTTCTTTTTCATACTCTCCAATATCTTGATCAAAACCTGTTATTACTTGTTGACGACCTGATCGAATGGTGACACCTTTACCTCCTCCAAGACTAATGGGACTTACTGTATCTCTTGTTAGTCCTGTAAAACCCGCACCTTCATCAAACCCTAGTGCTTCAGCTTTAATATTCTTAATCTCAGTCTCTTTAAATTTCCCAGCGATTTGATCTTGGATCTTAAAGTCTGCTTGGAAACCCCCACCGCCACTCTCAATCTTACGTGCGCCAAATAGTTTTATAAGAGGCTCTTCTAAAGCACTAGTACTAAGTTTAGACCCTAGCCTAGCTAACTCTGCTCTAATATCCTTGGGTATCTTATTTGATCCTGAAAGGCCTTGTACTTGTCTGTAAATTCTAGTTGCCTGGTTAAAAGGTAGGATACCTTTTCTCGCATGTGCTACACGACCATTAATAATGAGTGTTGATTGAGTCTGAATCTTTGTTAAAAAACCAGATATACTCGGTACAGCCATTATTGAATCACTCTATATAAATCTAATATACGACGAATATGTGGTGGGAAATTACTAGATAGTGAATAGTTCTCTCCTCTCTCACCTTCAAAAGAAAATCCTTTTTTCTCTTGATCTTGTTTATAAACTATTTTAATCATATCAAGAGTCGCCATTTGAAGATCTTGAGGGATGTCGCTGGACTCATACCCCGCGCGATAATCTACTTTGACACCAGAAGGAAATGGCTGGAAAGAGGGCGGTCCTGACAAGGTAAGAGCGGGATAAGAATTTCGAATAGTTGGGTATACACCTCTTACTCCTACAGCACCTACGTCACGAGTTACTTCTCCCATGTCACGGCTGAAGTTGTACTCGTTAGTTTCTGCATGAACATCTTTAATTACAGTATCTCCGTTCTTACCATCAAAGTGAACTAACATCACTGTATCATCATCTGGTCTAAATCTATTTGTAGGAGGCGTAAAATTAGCTGTGTATCTTGCCTTATCAGATACACGAAGTTCGTCAATATATCCTTTGAATGTCGTACCTATTTCAACATTAGAGGTGAAAGTATGATTTGAGACTGCGTAAACGTTTGAAGCGTCAGAGATTACATTACCATTGTAGAATAAATGTAACTTTTCGTCGTCTAACTTACGGGAAACAGCAACATGCGCCCATCTGCGTTTAGCAAATTGTTGTGATTCTATTAAAACGTTAGGAGCTGTCACAACATTTGCAGCTCCAGAAATATTTGATTCAAATGCTAAACAATTTGCATTTGATAATCGTAACTGCATATAATTTGAGGAGTCTGTGTTAATTGAAAATATCACGTTATCTTGTATAGTCTCTTCATCAACTCGAATAAACATCTCAATGGTAAAATCACCCTCTTCAAATTTTAATTGTTCAGGTACTGTAGCGGAAGAGACAAAGTCATCAATATTAAGCTCCAATGAGGATTTACCAAACTTCTTAATTCTAGAATTAATATGTGCGTCATTTTTAAATGAAAGGGGTAGATCGTTTGTGCTAGTAGTTACAGGTGTGCCAATAGTAGTTGGATCTGCTAGTACTACATGATCAACTCCATTAAACTCGGTAACTTGATAAACATTATTAAGAGGTATACGTGACAACATAACAGATGTTTTGCCGCCATCAAAAACTTCTACATAATCATTAGCTAAGATAGCATGACCAATATAGTGTTCAACTACGCCTGTAGCATAGCTGATGATATTAGATAATCTAGCATCTTGAGTACTAGACGAAATACTGAGATAATCCTTAACTTGGGCTAAATTAACATAAGGGTATTTCCCTAGTCCTTCTTCAAAACGATCTACCATTTTTTATTTCCTTACATGCCTGGTTTAGGAGCTGTCTTAACAGCTACTTTAACAGGTTTTGCTTCAGCTTTTTTAACTGGCTTAGGTGCTGGTGCTGCAACAACAGGTGCAGGTGGGGGTACATCATCAGCTGTAGGGTCATCACCTGCAACGATCATTTCAATATCTCCAACACCATAACCATGTTTCTGTAACCACCGACGCGCTTCTGCGTCTGACATTCCTTTAATTTCTTCCATTCTTTTCTCCTTAAAGACTTAAGGGAGGCGTTGACCGCCTCCCCCAGTGTAGTTCAGTGATTTATAACTAATTAGCTATTAACCAGCGTCAATCACACAAGCGTATGCATACTTAGTTGAATCAAGTGCTGCAGAGCTATTAGTTGTGAGGGCTTTAAAGTCAAAACGTGTACTCATGTACATTGCTGTGACCTGCTGGCGTGGCTCATACTCGCTCTCAATCTCAATACCACGACGTTCTGCAATCATGAAGCCCGGCTTGTAGACGAGTGCGCCAAGATGACGACCTGTTCCACCAACGTTATCCATGAACTCAGAGATAGCAATTGGAATACCGTAAACGGCGCCAACTGAACCTGTGAGGTAAGTTGCATTTGGACCAAACTTGTCAACAGTCTGGAAATCAGAAGTTGTTACAAGATTGTTATAGCCTTCGATTGAGGTAATAAACACGAGGTCGTTACCAAGCTGTAAGCCATATTTACCAAGCACTGTACGAGCAGCTGCGATATCTGTTGGATCAGCCTTATCGTTTGCTCCACCTGTTGCAACAGAGAGTGATGCGTCAGATGCGAGGTTTGTGATACCTTCGATAACAGATGCGTAACCTGTACCTGCTGTAATAGCGTTAGTTGGAGAAGCTGTAAAGCCTGTCAACGCGCCTGTACCACGTAGGATTGACTTATCGATGGCACGTGCCAAACGACGAGTTGCTGCAGCGCGCAAGAAGTCGAGGAGTGGAAGAACTGTATCTTCTTCTTCGTCTTTTGCGAGATGAGTTGAGGCCATAAATTTATGTGGTGTAAACTCAACTGCGCTGATGGTGTTCTGGTTTGATGCAGGAACACGAGTTGCCTCTGCAATACCAGTTGCGAATGTGCCAGAAGCAAACATTGCAACATCACCGTCAGTATCTTCGTCAGCTACTGGTACGCGGAAAGTCTTAGCATCCACTGCCATACGCTGGAACATAGGTGCAACTACAAGCTGCTGTTCCATCTCGGTATAGATGTTCTGTGAGAAGTTGCTCAAGAACTGGTCTACAGATGTGACTGCTTTAACTTTTTGACCTAGTTTTGTATCAAATGGGTCACGACGATTCAGCAACTTTGAAAGAATAACAGCGTTAGCCATTTCTTTTTCAGAGAACTGAGCTGCATTGCGTGACTGCTCTTGGAATTGCATCTTTGAGCGTTGAAGAGATGCGACCTCTTCCTTATATTTTTCCATCTGAGCTTTTAGTTCTGCGACTTGCTCAGATTCGCGAGGTACGTAAGCAATTTCTGCTTCGCCCTTCACGAGAGTTTGTTGGTCTTGTGCGTCTGACTCTTTTACGATAGCTTCACCGGTAGCTTTAACCAGCTCTGCAACTTGAGGCTCAGACACTTGAGCACGAGGTGCTTCTTTTTGTGTCTCGATTGCTACTTCTTTTTTAGCAGCTTCGAGATCAATTGTATCTACGACTTGATCAGCCATGTTGTCTTTCTCCTTTGTAGAAATGTTGTGAAGCTCTTCAGTCAGACTTTCGTTAGAATCTTCTTCTTCACTTGTTTGAGTTTTCTCGACTTGTGAAAGTTCATCTGCGTTCACATTAAGAACATTATCACAGTCATTTCCGTCAGCGTCAATCTGTAAAAACTTAAAGATTGGGCTTTGCTCAGTTGCGATAGTAGCAACCTTATACATTTTATTATGGAAATTTACTAAATCTCCATTTTGAAGTTTGCTTGCGTCTGTAGAAAGCAAGTTAACAAACGGGATAGACTCATTAGGATCACGTGCTACAAACACTTCCTCTTCATCATCCTTTTCCATTTCGTCTTCAATAGCTTCCTCGGCTTCAGCTTTGACTTCAACATCATCAGTTTCAGTTTTTTCTTCAACTGCTTCGTCATCGTCTTTTGTTTCAATGACTTCTTCAGTCTCTGTTTTCACTTCAACCTCCATTTCGGCTACTTCTTCGATGACTTCTTCAGTCTTCTCTTCAGTAGCTTCCTCAGATTTTGAGTTACTCATTGCTTCCTCCTCGGTTGGAGACATTGGACGCTCGTTTACAACCTCGCCCTCCTCCATATTATGAATTGGAACACCTAACATTGTAATATCATGTGTGTGGCCTTCGGCCTCAAGCATAACACCTCCAATGATTTTGTGAGCATGGTTAGCCATATGCGATGCGTATGTGGTTACACCATTGCCAGCATCATCCATTTCTACGGTATGATAATGACCTTCGCTCACGTCAGTAATTCCAGCTTTAATTTTACGCATCATCTTGATTTCATTTTCGTCAGCCTCTTTAAGAGACTTTTTAAACTCATTAAATTCATCATCTGAATCGAATGATTTACGAATTGAGAATAGTGAATCTTGGTTACAAGGGACAGAGACAACAGAAATTTCTAGAAGTTCAACATCAGTAATCATCATTGAATCATCTTCTCTGTTATATTTGCCATCCTTAACACGAAAACCTACACTAAAACTTTTTAAAGCACCGTCTCGGATCAGGGTTTGTACACCATGAGTCTTCTCAGCTGCTTCGCTAACTGCACCTTCGACAAAGATACCTTTTTTATCGACTGTAATTTTATCAATACGACCGATAGGACAATCATGTTTATGTTGGAATAACATAACAGGATTTTTTCTAAAGTTCTCAACACCTTTTGCCCAGGCTTCAGCAGTAACAATATCTCCAGCACGATCTTTTGCTGTTGTATTTGCATAACCTGCAATCTTGAGAGCTTTAGTTCCTTTTTTTACGCTCTTTGTTTCG